TGGTTGTCCAATTGTCGAATGTACGAAAACCATTCAATTTATAAGCTCTTCCTCCAAAATTTACTGGAAGAGGTGCAATATTATTAGCAGGTAATGCTGCTGCTTTTACGAGAATATTTGCATCATCAGAAAAACTTAATGCAGCAGTGGTTGAATTAATATCAATCTTGAATAATGACGGTCTGGCTCCACCACCACCTGCCACCAAGTTGCTTTTAAAATCTGTAACTTTAAATGCCATGTGTGTCCTTTATTGTGTTGGGAAAGCGGTAATGTTTGCTGAACCAGAAATATTATAATGCTGATATGCCCAAGTAACATCATATTGTTCGATATCACTCATTGTATCATAACTCAGTGGAATTTCAGCAATAGTCGTGGGCCACAATCCTGTAAATTCTACTTCTAAAATTTTAGTGCCTGCTTTATCATATTGAGCTAATTTTCCAGTTGACCATTCTGATCCCATTTCTGGGCCAAAACTTGTATCTCTCACATTGCTAAGATGACTGTTTATATTTTCCATCCACGCTTCAATGTCAGCACGTTGTGTACCTGCTTCAGTTTGAATAATGGTTGTTGATAAATCCCCAAAAACCATATCGCCGGGAATTTTAACAGTCCGTCCAAAATACTGTCTCTCTATAGGAGTTACAGTAAGGGGCGGAAGTGCGGAAACATTACAATATAAATTCATGTTATTAATAGTTGCTCCGCCATTTAAACTTGCTTCTACTGTAAATTCAAAAAACGCTGGACGGGCGCCCCCATACTTGAGCGCCGCCTTAAAAGTGTCTATTCCAGATGTCCATGTTGCCATTTAGTTTCTCCTCTGTTTAATACTTGTTACTATTATTTATATCAAACAGCACCAACAACTTCAGAGAATTCCACTCCACTACGAACAGCAACAAAGTTGAGTTGAATGAAGTTAATTGCTCTTGAAGGTTTGATAAAGATATCACCTTGGAACCTGTTAGTATCCACAACTTCGGGTGTATTATTAGAAGAATCACATACTACCAAGAAGTCTTGTATTCCACCCCGACCTTGAATGTCACGGAGAAATGGTTCAACCATCGAGACAAATTGTGCTCTTGTGAACTCATCGTTGAATTCAAACAACTGGAATCTGGCTGCATTCGCAATCGCTTTTTCCAGAAGGATGAATAACCTTCGTACATTGATTCTATCAAATGCAGATGGTTTTGTCAATTGTGTCTTGTCACCAAACATAAGAGTACCTTCGCCTGGAAACGAAACAATTGGATTCACCTGTGACTGATACAACTTATCACGTTCTGCTTTCTTCGGATTAAAAGGAAGATTTACAACTCCTTTAATTTGTCCTCTGGTAAATCCAGCAGGAGAGAAGAAAGGATCACGATCTGAATCAGTTCTTGCACAAAGACCAGCAATATCACCATTTAATGGCATATAACGGAATTTGTCGTTATGTTTGTCAAATCCACGTTTCCATCCAGAATCCATAACTGCGTATGAAGAATTCTGATTAACAGCATTCCTATGGTCAACCACATTATCAGTTGCAGTTGAAGAACTTGTTACTCCAACAACTTGTGCTTTTGTTGGTGAGAAAAATGCAACACAATCTTTTCGTGATTCTGCAATATTTCCAATTACGTGACGAACAACTGTTGAACTATGTGAACCTGTCATTACAAGAGAAACATCAACATCTTCTGCTGATTTCAGGTAATCATACGCCCTAATAAGATCTGCATCGGAAGGAGCTGTTCCATCTGATCCACCTTGCAAACTTAATGTTAAAGGAGTAGAACCATTAACAAATTCATCAGCAGTTTGTGTTCCACCAGCATCAGCGGTTGCACCCCAAGCACGCAAAGTTGCAGTACCAGCAATCGAATTTGTGAAAAGAGTTCCATCTCCTGCTGCATCTTGAACAGCAGTAGCTGAGGCAAATCCTGCCACTGAAGGATGATTCAACCACCAAAGATATCTGGAATTTTTGTTGATATAGTTTTTATAAAAAACATCTTCTCCTTGAGTATCTTTTGCACCACTTGCAACCGAAAGATTTGCATGTGCTTCTATGACTTCACCAACTGTTCCTGTCCAATCCCCATCTTCATCAACAACTGCAATATGAATTTCATCTAATGCCATATTTTTGTCTGTTGCATATGCTGATGTTGTGGGAGGCCCCTCTGGAAATGCACCTTTGTATTCCCATTCTCTTGCATGTCCCTGAGTAGCTGCAGTTGCTAAGAAGTTAGCTGAGGTAGTCAGTACAGTATTTGATGTAATGGTTTTTACTCTCTTAGTTTCACCATTAATTACAATTGAATCTCCTACTGAATATTGTGTATCAAGTAACGTATCTGTACCAGTTACAGTGGCACTATCGGCGGTTACTGCAACAGTTCCCTTCATGAAAGTAGAACTTGTGGTAAATGCAGATCTCTTTTGGAGTGTGCCTGGGGTTGCAGTTACATCAGCAGCATCGGTTGAACTTGTGGAAAAGGCAATCAAGGAAGTACTATTGGTAACAGCAGAAACAATATGATAACCTGTTTCTCCTGTAATCGAAATAGCATCTCCGGCCCTAACTTCTATATCGAACAAGGTTCCACCTGTTCCTGTAACAACACCAGTTGATACTGCCCATGCAACTGATCCAGTTAATGTAACACTAGGTCTGTCGCCAGGGCAAATGGATACTTTTAAACTATTTCCAAGAGCTCCTGCCCATTTCGCAATGAACGGGCCGTCATTTGCATAACCAGCTACACCACCACCTTCTGCTCCACCTTGTTCTGGATCATAATTGGTGTAATAATCTTCAGATGTTTTGACTTGAACATTAACGTATGCGGCAGTATTTGCACCAGCATTAAGAGGCGCTGCAGCAACACTTGAAGTAGTATTTGCGGCACGAACAAGATTCAATGCATTCGTATACCCCAAGAAGTTTGCGGCTGTGAAAAAATGTTCATGATTGTTGTCATCTGGTTTTTGAAAATCGGATACGAGTTGATCTTCATCTGTGACTAGCGTCACTTCTTCTATGGGCCCCCAATGAAATCTTCCAGCAAATCCACCAGTAGATGTTGCAGCAGCAACAACCGCTCCGGTTAAATCAATTTCAGAAGTGTTTACGCCCGGACTTACTTGAAAAGCCATTTTTGTTCTCCATATAAAATTTATGAGTTTCTTTAGAACATTACATTAGTTCTTACAGAATATTTATAAATAACAGTAATTGATGAATAATATTTAGTGTACGATAAACATGAAGTTTCCACAAAAAGCAATAGAACGTTTTAACATAAAAGTTAATAAAACCAATAACTGTCACGTTTGGAATGCAGCCAGACAAAAACAGGGGTATGGTATGTTTTCGATTGATGGAAAATCTATGCCCGCACACCGATTTTCATATCTTTTACACAAAGGAAATATTGCTGAAAATATGGTTGTTCATCAAACTTGTGAAAATAATGGTTGTGTAAATCCAGAACATCTTATACTTCAAACCAAAAGTCAAAACAAAAAAAGTTATACTTCTGTACGTGTCAGTCGAGAAATGATAGAAAAAGAAAGTGTTAAATATCTCTATCGACTTCGCAATCTTCGACCAGAATTAGAAAAAGAAATAGATGCGCTACTTTTGTTGTTGAATACTGAAGTAACCAAAGAAGAAGACGACTTTGGATTTGAATCTGAATCTAAGAAGAAAAAAGAATATCTTTAATAATATTCATGCTGCCATTCTTCTCCGGCCGGTTTCCAAACATTATCATCGCCTGGAATTTCAATCGAATCATCCATTCCATCTTCAATATATCCAAACGGAACCAACTCTTCTTCAATCATCTTCATCTGTTCCGCAAACATTTTTTCTCGTATATCTTGGTCTGTGAGTTCTCTAAAGTACCGCTGTTGCACTAACCAAGAAAAGAGGACACATCCCATCACTAAATCATCGTGAGCCCCATCATCTGCTTCCCAAGATGTACTTTTTCCGATAAAAGTTGTCAATTCACTTATTGTTTCAAAATCTTCAATAAGTAAATTATCTCTTTCTATCAAGTCCTTGAGTGTCGCACATCCAATTCGTTTGACTTGTTTTGTTGTACGGATTCCCATCGATACGTTCTTGGAAAATCCTCCCCCAATCTGTTGTCCATTTCTACCATGCATCGTAACCATCATCATGTTTTCGTATTCCATATCGTGATAAAGAATGTCGGCTACTTGTTGTCCAATATCGTTCACTTCTACTAGAACGAATGCTTCGTTGTATTTCTTTGCAGCCGTATAAATCACATTTGGATATAACATCGGTGATATATCATTTTTCCGATACTTCCCAACTTGGCGATATGGTTGTTTTGTAACATCAAATATCGAAAATGCAGAATAATCTAAACCAACACCTCTTGAAACATCACACACCATAACATATGTGTGGTTCAGTATTGGTTCTTGATAGATATCTAATCCGTCATTCTGAAAAATAGGATTTTTGAACGGCATCGCCATGAGTTTTTCGGTAGAAATGAGAGTATTGGAACTTCCTAAAAATGAGCATTCAAATTCCTGTTGAAACTGTCGCTCAGAAGTATTCCGTATCGTTTTTTCTTTCCATTCCTCATCCCTGTCTGGAACCTGTGACCAATGGACTGAAATCGGAGAATAGTCGTTTTGTTTTTCTTCTGCATCCGTCCATAACTTGTAAAACAAATTCATGCCGTTTGGAGTAGAGACTATGAATACTTTTGTAGTTTTACCAGAAGAAATAGTAGGATATACAGAACTAAAAAACTCTTCAGAAATGTTATGTGGCACAAAGGCAAATTCATCTAAGAAAATGATGTTAAAAGTTCCACCTCGAATAGCAGAACCAGAAGTAGAACTTGCAAGAATTTTAGAGCCGTTTTCTAACTCAATGTTTCCTTTGTTCCATATTAGAATTCCTTGTTGCAACCATTTCGGCATATGTTCGTATGCAAGTTGCAATCTTCCAAGAAGTTCCATTGCAGTTGCTTTTTTGTTTGCAAGAACCGCAACCGAAACATTTTCATTGAAAAGGATGTAGTGGAGAAGGTATGCAAGGATTGTAGTTGACTTACCAGATTGTCTGGCCATTTTACAGATTACAAATCGTTCATTGTGAAATCTGTCAATCATATCCTCTTGATAATCACGAACATCAAAATCAACTAATCCTTCATCAACTGAAACAATTTTTATGTGTTCGGATATAAAATGAAGAGGATCTTGTTGACATCTTATATACTCTCCAACCTGTTCCTCAGAGAAATCTTGAGGAACATATGCAGATTTAAGAAGCGGATTTCCTAAGTAAGTTTTGTGTTCTTGCATAAATTTCCTTTCATTATATTCCTCCACTTCTACATACTGTAGAAGATTGACACAACAAATATTTCATTCCATCCAAAGTAAAATTCAATTCGCCTATGATTACATCAAGTATATTTGATGCACCATCTAAAACAACATCTCCGAAAGGGCCTTGCAAAGCAAATACTATAATTGCACTTATCATCCCTAAAAGAAAACTCATGTATGACCACTTGAGGAATTTATATTTTCTAAGTGCAAGAACTTTAC